CTGGTGGTGCAACATTTGACATAAAAACAAATGGCTTAAACGATCAAGATGTAGAAATTAATTTTGTTGCTGATACCACCTACACTACAGCTGGTTTATCATTAAAAAGATTACAGACTAATACTGGAAAATCTCAAATAAATCATAGAGGCACAGGAAATTTAGAAATTACAACACAAGATGCTGCACCTATTGTTTTTAGTACATCAAATACTAATAGATTTGAAATAAAATCAGGAGGTGCTTTTATTCCAGTTGGCTCATCTTTTGCTAATGCAAATACATCAGGTGGTGCAGTTTGTGCTAAAGGATTTGGAACGAGAAATGGTGCTGATACTGATGATCAAGGTACTGCTGGCACAGGTGATGATGTTACAAGTGCAAGCACAGGAAACTTATTTAATTTTTATTGGGATGGAAATGATGCTTATTTTTATATTGACAATACAAGGCTAGGCCATATCGATTCATCAACTACTAGTGATTATAGAATAAAAAGAGAAATTACAACTTTGACTGTTAATGCAATTGAAAGAATAAAAAAATTAAGGCCTGTTACTTTTAAATATAAAGATTATGGAATATATAAACAGACAGATGATACGCATGAGGGTTTTATAGCGCATGAAGTGGGTGAAGTAATACCTGATGCTTGTAAAGGTAACAAAGATGAAAGATTACAAGTTATAGGAATTGCTCCAATAGTTGCTAATTTAACAAAAGCATTACAAGAAGCAGTTGCTAAGATAGAAACATTAGAAACTAAAGTTGCTGCACTTGAGGGAGCTTAATGGCTGTTATACCTGGTAAAAAGAATTTTACAGTTCAACGTAGGGCAGATTTTCCCTTACGTTTAACTTTTAAAGATTCCACTGGATCGGCAATAAACCTTACAGGTTTTACAGTAGCAGCACAGGTATATGACAATTCACGCACCACAAAATATGCCGATTTTACAGTTGCTTATACAAACAGAACGGGTGGAATTGTTGACATTTCTCTGTCTGATACTGATACTGCAAATTTTACTCCAGATATTTTAAAATATGATGTATTACTAACAGATGGATCTGGCAACAAAGAATATTATTTAGAAGGTACACTATTTATAAGTGAAGGTTACACAGCATGAGCAGTCCTAATCAAATTGTTGTTAGTCAGGTAGACAGTGTTACAACTGTTGAAATTACAACGGCTGGGCCACAGGGTGCTACGGGAGCTACAGGTGCTGATGGTGTAAGCACTGCAACAGTATCTATAGGCACGACTTCAACAGGAGATGCTGGCACAAATGCTTCAGTAACTAATACAGGTACTAATACAGCAGCTACATTAAATTTCACAATTCCAAGAGGTGACACTGGAGCGACAGGTGCTACAGGTCCTCAAGGACCAGCTGGAGCAGATGGTAATGATGGAGCAACGGGAGCAACGGGAGCAACTGGACCACAAGGAGCAACGGGTGCTGCTGGTA